CTTTCTTATCTCCTGTACCTGTTCTTCAGTCTGGAATTTGCTGTCATTTTCCAGTTCACTTACCTTTGACGGTACCGGCACATTCTTCTGTGCGCCTTCCTCAATTCCCTCCAACTTGGATTTTTCACTGTTCCCAAAATCATTACTGGAAAGTCCTTTCCCAGTTTCCTTATCCACCTTATTCCTTAAGGCATCTTCCAGTTCCTTCCTTGTCACTTCACCGCCGCCAAGCCCCAGCTCTTCCGAAGTTTTATTTCCGGTCAGCTCCACACCATTGATCTGCGGCTTATGGCTCATATTTTCATAATTATTTGAATTAGGAACACTGCTCATGGTTCCCGTCAGTTGCTCCATCACGCCACCTCCACCGTCAGTTTCAAAACCTTATTTGCAATAAATGTACACCGGTAACCGCTGCTCTTGTTTAAGGACAGCTCCCAGATATATTTTCCCAGTTCCAGATGCTTTGTATCTTCCTCTGAGAATCTGATCACTTTTTCCTTCACATCTGCCTCGATCCGTACCGCAGGCTCCGGATCTGCCTTGTTCCGCTTCGCTGCAAAGACCACGGAATCACCTTCCTCAAACTCATACTCTGAGCCGTCCGGCAGAAATGCCTGGAACGCAAAAGAAGGCGTATCCCCCTTTGTCATCTCAATCCTCATATCCTCATGAACCACCCAGGACATCCCGTCACCTCCCGCAGATTTTCCTGTTTCCATTCCGCTTATCATTCTTCATGCTCGCCGCTTAACTGATCTGATTTTCAAACCGGCGAATATTCCACCACCGCTTGTTGTTTTTCAAACCTGAAACCTTCCCTGCTTCGGTCAAAGCAGGGGACAGCCTATGCCATCCCCTGTCATCCCTGCACATTAGTCAGCTTTCAGTTTCATAATCTGCACGGCTTCCGGAAGAACCAGTTTTCCGTCCACACGTTCCTTTGCAACAAAACCGATCATTCCATTTCCTGCAAACAGTTCATTCAGCTGCTTAAAGGATCTGTTCCCACGGTCCCCAATGTTGTAATAGCTGTAATCCCCAAAAGCGATGCCGTCCTTCGGTGCATAGACAGAAGTCTCCACCTTATATCCCAGAATCCTGTCCGGTTCCCCTGCCTGGTAAGCCGGCTGCCAGATATAAGCACCGTTATTGTCCTTCAGTTTTCTAAGGGAAGGCAGTGTTACATCATTCATGATAAAGGATGCATTTTTACGGTACGGACGTTTCAGGCCATACACCAGATCTAGCATGTCATCTGATTTCAAAGCCGCAGCCAGTGTATTCAGCAGATGACCGCCGCCTGTTCCGTCAAAAATACCTGTCGGTTTCCCTGTTCCGTTTCCGTTCAGGAAAGCATCCTCTTCCGCATTGGCAAGTGCCTTTCCAAACTGGACAATAATGTAATTTTCCAGATTAAAGGCATTGTCATAAAGCAGTTCCTCCGTTACCTTGATTGCCACATGAAGCTTATGTGCATCCAGGATCTTCTGGTCAAAAGTCGCATCCCCGAAAGTCAGCGCCCCGCCTTCCTCGATCCAGCTTGCTGCAGGCTTGGTAGCCGCAATATTGATCTTGTGTTCCCCGGAAGTCACGATCCTTGTGGCAAGACGGCGCATGATATTCTCTTCATTCAGAACATCAACCAGTCTTCTGTCATACTCCTCCGGAACCAGATAACCACCATCGGCATCCACGCCCTCCTGAAGGGTATTGGAAACCTGGCGGAAGTTGCTTCTCAGTGCATTCAGCATTGCCCTGCGGTATTCATCAGAAGCACGTCCTGTCTTTGGCTCACCCTGGCCGCCTGCATAAGGCTTCCCGGTCAGCGGCTGGTTTACTGGCTGGTTCAGGTTCTTTTCCATTTCCTCTGCCTTGCGGTGGCGGTCAATCGCCTTTGTCAGATCCTCAATCTCCGATTCCATTCTTTCATACTCATGGGTATCCACAAAATTCTTTGCAGCTTCCCAAACCTTAGCTCTCTTCTCCATTAATTCCTGAATCGTCATAATCCGTATCCTCCTCAGATATATTTTTTGATAAAATTTAAGCGTTCACGCAGATCATCCGCAGAACGCCCTGTAACATTCGTATTCACTTTCTTCTTTTCACACTTCTGGCAGGCATTCTCCGCCGCCCCGAAACATCCATTACAGGGATCGTCCCCCTCAGCACCGGCAATTCCACTTATTCCAGTCCCCTGCATACCAGCACCATTTCCATTCAAGCCGGCATCTCTGGCATTTCCGTAGCACTGCCCCGATACTTCATTCCCACCGGCAGCCATCCTTGTGATCTCTGTCTGATCTTTTACGGATTTCCCAGTCTTTCCATAATGCCTTTCCAGCTTATTCATCAGCGCATTATTCACTGCCCGTCTGGAAAACATTACGGAATCAGACGTCCCGTTTTCTGCACGGCCAGCACCTGGATCTCCATTTTCGCCTTCACTGCCCTGTTCCTCTTTCTGGAACAGGATGTCATCCGCAAAGCCAAGCTCCACAGCCTTATTCGCATCCATCCACGTTTCCGCATCCATCAGATGTGACAGCTTCGCCCTGCTCTGTCCCGTTTTCCGTACATAAGCATTGATGATAGATTCTTTCACCGCATCCAGAAGTTCCATAGCCTTCTTCATCTCCGAATGGTCACCCCACGCAACCGTCGCCGGATTATGGATCATCATCATGCTTACCGGACTCATCCATACCTCAGTTCCGGCCATTGCAATGACAGACGCAGCAGATGCCGCAAGCCCGTCAATCTTCACCGTAACCTTCCCCGGATAT